AATATTCTACAAATAGATATATAAAAAAAAGGTTTGAAAAAATGGATTTACTTTTTTTAAAATTAATACAAAATAAAAGAAATGTATTAAATAATATAAATGGATAAAATGCCGAATGTGATAATGAATATTGAAGAACCTGAAATTAATGAAGAAATTACTGAAGAAATTATAACACGTGAACCTATGTTAAATGAAGAAGATATATTCATAGACGATAGACGTGAAAAAGAAAAAGTAAGGGATACACCAGAAAAAAAGGAAGAAATTGAAGAAATTGAAGAAATTGAACCTGAACCAGAAAAACCTGTTAAAACTAAAAAGAAACGTAAACCTATGAGTGAAGAACATAAAGAAAAATTAAAACTCGCTAGAGAAAAAGCATTAGAAACAAGAAGGAGAAATGCAAAAGAAAAAAGGGAAATAAAAGAATTAAATAAAAGAAAGAAAGAAATGGAATTAGAAAAATTAAGAAATGAAGTTCATGGTGTAAAAGTAAAAGAAGTGAAAACAGTTGTAGAACAACCTAAACCTGTTATAATTAAAGAACAATCATTTACTAAAAAAGATATTGAAGAAGCACAATATACCGCTATCGCTAATTATGAAAAAATGAGAAAAGCAGAAAAACAAAAGAAGAAAGAACTAGAGAGAGCACAGAGAGAAGCAGAAGAAGTTAAAAAGAAACTAAACAAAGCAGTCAATTTTACTTCTAATAGAGCAGACGCTAGATATGGAGACGAGGATTATTTTTCTAATTGTTGGTAAATGCTTCAAACCTTTTCTATATTATATCATTATTTTATAATTCTTAAGTTCATAAAAATATCCATTTGTAGTCATTTTTACTATATTCAGGCACAAATGGATATATTTAGAAAAAAGGTTTCAAGAAATATTATATTATTAAAATTATAAATGCATAAATGTAAAGACGGTGAATGTGCTGATAAAATGAAACCATGTGATACCTGTGGCGATAAATCAAAATCTAAAGATAAAATGAAAGTTGTTATATCTAAATCTACTAATGCTAAAAAGAAATATACTGCTGTATTCTATGAAGGTGATAAAAAGAAAAAAACTATTCATTTTGGTTCTGCTGGTATGAGTGATTTTACAATTAATAAAGATAAAAAAAGAAAAGAGAGATATTTAAAACGTCATGAAAAGCGTGAGAACTGGAGTGACCCTATGACTGCTGGTTCGTTATCTAGATATATTCTATGGAATAAACCTACTATTAAAGGTTCAATACGAGATTATAAAAAAATATTTAATTTAAAATAATTATATTTACTATAATATAAATGGAAGGAAAAAGTGCACCAAAAGTTTTAAAAGTGAATGATACAGAACATAAAGATAAATACCCTGCTATACACCCTTTTTTACCACAACCTCAATTTTTATGTCTTCTTATCGGTTCTGTGCGTTCAGGGAAGACGAATTATTTAGTCAACGCTTTAAGAAATGAAAAGGACTTCTATGGACCTCACTACTGGGACTACTATAAAATTATAAGCAATACACTATGTAACGACACGAAGGGTAAATATTTTACTGACGCATTTAGGGACTGTGAAGACCATTATACAGATAACATGATAAAGGATTTAATAGCACAACAAAAAAAATATCCTAGAGACGAAATGCCGTCTATGTTAATTTTATTAGACGATATTTTATCACGTGACTTCAAAAAAACTAATGATATCGCTATGCTTTCTAGTAAGTTTCGTCATTACGAAATGTCAATTTTTTTAAGCACACAGTCGTTTCGCAGTATAGGAACTATCATAAGAAATAATGCAACAGATATTTTAATTTTTAAACAACAAAATAGTAAGGAACTGGAGAAAATCCGTGAGGAATATGGTGAATTATGCGGTAGTGAAGATATTTTCATGAAATATTATAATTACGCACACGACGAACCGTATTCATTTTTATATATTTCGGTGCAAGATAATCCAGCAAAGTTTTTTAAACGCCATGAAGAGTTCATAGGTCAGGGTTCAAAACCAGTAAAAGATTTAACTGTGAGAGAAAAACCTGACCCTTTTGAATAATTTTAAAACATTTTTTTAATAATTTATTTATTCATAATATTATAAAATGGATTTATACGGACAAGACGAAGCAATAAATCAACTCAATTCTAGAAATGCAAATGTAATAGAACATAACCAGGAACTAGCAGATTATAATATGTCTGTTATGAATGAATATAGAAAAGAAAAAGGTGACCTGGGAGTTCAGGAAAAAATAGGTGAAGCAAAAGATATTTTAGATAATTTTTCTGCTGTAGGAGGAATGAAACAAGCATGGGACAACCGTAAAGAAACATTATTGAAACAAGCAAAAGCACAAGCAAAATCAAAGATAGCAGGTTTATCTAAAGGTTCTTCTGGTGATTATGAATATACTGCTGATAAAACTACTACACCAGACCAACGTTCTAGATTTCTACCAGACGGACAAGAACTACAAGAAGACCCTACTAGACCAGGTGTATTTACACCAAAAGATACAACTGGAATACCTGAAGGGGCGAGACCAGTAGTAGCGTATGGAGGTGATACAGGAGCAGTAGATTTATATAATACTAAATCTACTCCTGGAATTGTAGTCAAAAAACCAGTAGTAGCACCTGTAGTTACTCCAAATGTTAAAGAAGGTGAAAATGTTATTCAAGCGAACAAAACTTCTACTGCAGGTGCACCACAAATACAGGGAGAAGAAGCACCTACAGGTTCAGCACCAGAAAATACATTAAAAGCAGGAGTTAGCGACGTAGAAGAAGGAGCACATACTTTAACAGGTAAAGCAATCAGTAAAGCAACAGGAGGTTTAATAGGAGAAGCAACTGGAGACGCTGTAGGAAAAATAGGAGGTGCTGTGGTGTCAGCAGGGACAGGTGCAGTCGCTTTAACTGGAGATATTGAAAACATGGTTAAAAATCATGGAAATCCATTTAAAAAAGGTGCTTCATGGGAGGACGACGCTAATAATGTAGGTTCTGTTATAGGTGGTGTAAGTGACGTAATAGGTTTAGTCCCTGGTTTAGAATGGGTAGCAGGATTAGGTAATCTAGTATCAGGTGTGGGTAATGTTATAGGTTTATTCGGCGACCATGAAAAAAATAAAGAAAAAGAAGCACAAGTAGAAAAAATAAAAAAACAAGTAAAAGCACCAGTTCAAGCACCTACACAAGAAGGGACTATATCATATTCAGCACCTTCTACATTAAGGGGTATGTCTACAGGTTCAGGAACATTTTAAACTTTACGATTTTTTAAATTATTTTTAAGTTATTTTATATATATTAATTAATATAAAATGAGTAACCGTTTCCTTGAAATACAAATGAGTAACAAACCTAATGACAACCTCGTTTCGTATCGTAAAGGTATGAGCGACCTTATCTTCCAAATCCCTTCTATGAACTCTACGTTAATTCCTGGTTCTATTAGATTAGTGGGTAAACTACGTGTTAAAAAAGGTGACGGTTCAGTTGTCGCTTCTACTGACGATATACACATGGATAGTCGTTTAGGTGTATGGGGTTGTTTTTCTACACTCACCACCAGGTCAATTAAACACCAACAAACGATAGAAAATATAAGGCACTACTCACACTTCCTAAAAAGTTACCTTCCGTTAAGCACGAAAAATGAAGATAATTTAGGGCATTTAGACGAGAGTGCACTAGTAATTAATAATTATGATTTGAATTATATATCTAATGTTGTTAAAACTTCTGCTAATAATACAGGTAATAGTTTCTGTGTGCCGTTACCGTGTGGACTTTTCAACGGACGAAGCGGTAGTATACCGTTAAGCGACAGTATGCTATCTGGATTAGAAATAAAATTATCCCTTGCACCAGATACACAGGTTTTATATGCAGTTGACGGCACTATAGGTGATAACCAGGCGTTCTATGAATTAGACGATTTAAAATTAATATGTGAAGTTAGAGATTACACAGACCAGGAGATTATGTCTATGGCGAAACAATCGCAGGGAGTTTTCACGTATCAGTCCGTCTCTTCATATTACGATACCATTAACTCTGCTAACGCACAGGTTAATTTCAATTTAGGTCTCTCTAAAGTAAGGTCAGCATGGGCGAGTTTCATTCCTTCTACATTCCTTAATTCTATGTCTAATAACGGTTACGCTTCTCTAATGCCTACTATTAATACAAACGGACAACTCGCCTCCGTAAAAAAAGTGGTCTGGACCAAGGGGGGTGCTCTTTATCCTAAAATGTTTGACCTCAACAATAACATACGTGACGCACCTGATACGTCTATGTGTGACCCTGTTTTAACTCGTGATTACGTTTCATGTGTTATTCCATTTGTAGATAATCATTCTACTATGGTCGGTGTGGGGACATGTAATAGATTATGGACTGCAGATAATACTGCTACTGATAAACTTATTCCATATACTAAACTACCTGATAGTGGACTGGTATGGGGAATAGGAATGAATTATGACGCACTAGGAGGTAGTGGTGAAGATTTTAGAACACAAAATCTAGGTATTAATATTGAATTAGATTTAACTGAAGACAACCCTATCTCTACATTTATTTTCGTTAACAGCGAACAATCTGTAGCATTCAATAACAACGGTATTCAAGTAATTCAATAAATATTTTAAATACTTATATTTACATTTTTTTAAATTATTTTTTAGTTATTTTATATATTCTATTTAAATATAAAATGAGTGACGAAACACCTATGCCTGATACTTCCCCTCCTCCAGATAATAGACCTGGACGTTCTGCACAACCAGATATTATACAATTACAATCTCTCGCAACTTCTACAGCACAAGAAATAGACAGCGATATTTTAAATCCTGTAGTGTTTTCAAGTGATAATTTATTCTGTAGATTTGAATTAGAACCAAAAGGGTTCATGTCGCCAGGTTCAACTATATCAATCGGTTTAAAACCTAACTCTGGTGTTGACCGTGCATTCGTGCCCCTAGGCGTGGGCGTTAATTCTCTAATATCCAGAGCAGTTCTACGCACGTCTTCAGGTAGAGTAATTAATGATACAACTGATTATCCCTTTATCTGTCAACAGAAATCTATGGCGATATCAAGTGAAGTCCAGAAAAATAGAGAATTATACACAACTGGACGAGGTCTATGTTATGAAATGAATTATGTAACTGATAGTGCTACTGGTGATTTACAGAGAACCTCCGCTCAATCATACGGTTTAGATAATGGTAAAACTTATGATAGTGACGCTGGTTTATCTTCTAATAACTTTTCAGTTATATCTAAAGATAGAATGGATTTATCCCCTACTTACCAGGTAGCGTTACATTCGTTATTTCCCTTCCTAAAAGCAGGCAATAATTTACCGCTTTTCATGTTTGGAGACGATAGGATACAGATAGAATTATATTTTACTCCTACAATTGGTAAGCGTGTGAGTTTATCTTATGGTGATAGAGCAACTGCAGATACTTCAGCATTTCTTATAGACGAGAACTCGCTTCAAC